AGCTTTAGCTGGAGTATCCCACTCCTTACGCTTGCAATATCTAAACCCAGTTTTTGGGTTATATATCACGTAAGTTACTGATTTGTCGTTATTTATTGTTGTCATAAGTGCCTCCTTTGGCTGTTTGTTTGTAAACAATGAATACATATTAATGCCATACTATATGTAGTGTCAACAAATTTCTGCAATTATTTTTTTGATCTATAGAAATGTTTGTCTTGATCCTGTATCTTTATTTCATCATCAACAGAACTTTTATTTGAAGGCAATGGATACATCAGGAATAGAAATGCGTATAGCAAACCTTGAGAAACATATGGAAGAGGTCCTTTCATTTGTAAGGCACATACCAGTGCTTGAAGAAAGAGTTGGGAGATCATTGAGTCAGTCTTCAGATCATGAGATCAGACTAAGGACTCTTGAGAAATCACAGATGAGAGATAACGTGCAATCCAAGTGGGCTGAAAGAATTATTGGCGGTGTTGCAATTGGTTCTATCATGGGTATTGGCGGAGCAATATTTACTTATGTTCTTTAAGAAAAATGATCAAGCGGACGCAACGCTGGAGAGATTCGCATACTTGCCTGATGGAACTCTTGGCAAACTAACAATAGATGATCAAGTCTTTTGGATCGCAGAGCGTCCTTGGCGGGGAAATAAAAAAGAGATCAGCTGTATACCAACTGGCACATATACATGTAAGGCATATACATCAAAAAGATTTGGCAACACATTCGAGATCACAGACGTAGAAGACAGAACATACATACTATTCCATGTAGGAAACTTCCCTGAGAAGGACTCACACGGATGTCTTCTTGTAGGCGAGAGCTTAATGAAGGGAACCACCGCAGTATCATCAAGCAAGGTGGCAATGAAACGATTCAGGGAAACACTTAAAGATGTTGAAGAGTTCGAGATCGAAGTCAAAGACACCACACCATACGACTGGTCATAAGACTAGGACGTGCAAGACTTGTTTAATCAACAAGCATATAGATGACTATGAGGTAGCCAAGGGCTACAAGAGAAGAGAATGTCGAACCTGCCGTTCCGCGGGGAAAAGAAAAAAGATCAGCAATAGTCCATATCTTTATATAAACAACCTACACGGACAACTAGCATACAGAAGGAAGAAGACACACGAGTTTAGTGTAGAGAGAGAAGACCTACATGATCTATACGATAGACAGGAAGGAAGATGCCAGTACTCAGGAATTGCCATGACTCACATTAAGGATGGATCAGGCAAGTACCTTAGTAATATCTCTATTGAAAGAATCGATAACAGTGTTGGATATGTGAAGGAGAACATAGCACTTGTCTGTCTTGCCTGTAACATGATGAAGTACACCTTGGACTTAAAAGAATTGCTGAACTGGTGTAAAATGATCACACAACACAATGAGGATTAACTATGACTATTAAAGACAAATCATTAATGCAAAGGAAGGCTGAATTTGTACAGCACTTCTTAGTAACAAAGAACGCAACTGAGTCAGCAAAGAGGACAGGATATTCTGAGGCATCTGCTTATAATCAGGGGCACAGATTGATGAACGATGACGAGGTTCAAAAAATGCTTGCATTTGAGTTAGCTGAGTCCAAGGAACGTAACCTCAAGGATCATGACAGCATCATAGAGCGTCTTAAAGAGGAAGCCCTTGGTGATGTCAACGGTCACACAGCAGGCTCTAGAGTAAAGGCTTTAGAGCTCCTCATGAAGTATTATCAGATGATCGATTCAGCTCAGAAGGTTGAGCTTTCAATGAAGGATTCTTGGTTTGATACGTTGGATTTTGTGAAGGAAGAGGATCACCTTAATTAGGTGATACTTCTTTAGGATAAAAACATGTCGACATCAAGAAACCCTGTATTAATAGGGGCTGGGGGTGCTGGACAAGGTACCTCATATACATATATACCTATGTATCCCTTTGTCCTTATGGGGGGTATGTAATTTTGCAAACCGAAATCGAAAAATCAAAATATAAAAAAATTATAAATACCTTTAAAACGAATCTCAGTCTTTACGCAAAGCATTGTTTAAAAATTATAGATAAACAGGGAAAGCTAATTTCTTTTGAATTCAACGCTGCACAACAATTACTAGACGATCAGATTAATAGACAGTATGCAGAAAGAGGCAATGTAAGAATTCTCATCTTAAAGTCTCGTCAAACGGGTATATCGACCTATTGCCAGGCACGAGGTTTCTGGAAGACGGTATCCGCACAAAATCAGAATGCCGTAGTTGTATCCCATCTTAATGAATCCACCAAAGCTATTTTCGGAATGGTGCGTAATTTCTATGATAATTTACCCAACCCCCTTGTCACACCAGAGCTCAAGGAGCATACAAACAATTCAATGGCTTTTACGCATGGTTCGCGATGGAGAATTGCGACCGCAAGAACGGGAGAGGTTGGTCGTGGATGGACAACAAACTATTTGCATGGATCTGAGGTAGCCTTCTATCCGAACTCAGATATTATTCCAGGGCTACTACAAACAGTCCCCGAAGCAGAGTCAGAGATATTGTTGGAGTCTACCGCGAATGGAGCGGGCGGATGGTTCTATGATGCGTGTATGCGATCCTTGCGAGGAGAAGGCGAGTGGGAAATATGTTTTATACCTTGGTACATGATGCCAGACTACAAACGCAAGGTTGATCCCTACTTTGAATTAGAACGCGAGGAGGAAGATATTAAGCGTATGTTTGATCTCAGTGATGAGCAAATAATGTTTAGGCGTTTAAAAATACAGGAGCTTGGCGGCGAAGACCTGTTCAGGCAGGAGTATCCCTCTACCCCGCAAGAGGCGTTTTTGACTACAGGTAGATTATTTGTAGAGCCTAAGTTCATAGACCAGGCGGCAGTTGAATGCTATACCCCCGTTGAACGCTACGATGTTCGCGATACTGAGCTTGTCCCCCACGCGAAGGGGCTCCTAAAAATTTTCGAGAATCCAAGGGATTCTCTAAGATACTGTATTGGTGTTGATGTTGCGGAGGGGTTGGAGCATGGCGACTACTCGGTGATACAGGTATTAGATCACTTGGGAAACCAAGTTGCGACTTGGAGTGGGCACGTTGACCCGTTCGACCTTGCGAGCATTGTTTGCAAGATTGGTATTTACTACAACAAAGCATGGACTTTAATTGAAAGAAACAATCATGGTCTAACCACCATTAGGAAAGCACAGGAACTTAACTACCCAAATCTATTTGTAGAACAAACCGTTGACGATGCCTATGTTGACAAAATGACAAGACGTGCAGGTTTCTTAACAACCAGCAAGACAAAGCCTTTAATTATTGATAACTTAGCACACTTACTTCGCCAAGGAGAAAGTGGTATAGTTGATATGGAACTTATAGACGAGCTACGGACTTATGTGGTAGACGCTAGAGGAATAACAAATGCACAGAATGGTTGTTATGATGATAGAATAATGGCATACGCAATTGCTTTGTTTGGTTTGAACAGCATGCCAAGGAAGCACAGGCAGAATTTTAAAAGAACAAAAAAACAATATTTTTAAATGAAGATAAAAAACGAACTAGAACCAGGGGGGATTTCAGCAGCGGTTGATACGGATGATCAAGAGCAGACTGAATTAAACTCCCTAGGACAAATACTACAATCTAAATACACGGAGTACAAAGATGCCCGTGATGATATAGAGGATGACTGGATAGAAGACTTGCGAGCATTCATGGGTCAATACGATCCTGACATACTTGCGAAGATACAATCCAAGGGAGACAGATCCCAAGTCTATGTTGGCTTAACAAGAACCAAGGTACTTGCAGCCTTCTCAAGAATGACCGATCTTTTATTTCAACCAGGTCAAAAATTCTTTTCAATAGAAGCAACACCCATAACCAAACAACCCTTTGTCGAAAAAGAACTTACCGAACAAGCTGCTTTAGAAATAATGCAGGCTGCTGAGGTTGTAGATCCAGGACTTGTTGATGATTTAATTCAAGCAAGACTTAATGAATTAGAGACAGAGCTCGAAGAAGAAACAGAAAGAAGAGTAGAGAACATGGAAGAGGCAATACTTGACCAAGCAATCGAAGGGAACCTAGAAGGCAAGATGAAGGATGCAATCATGGAACAGGTTATCTTTGGTACTGGAGCAATGAAAGCTGGTACTCTTAGAGTTGAGAAAGACCATAAGTGGGTTAAGACAGAAGAGGGTTTCGCGTTAGTATATGAGGAAAGCCCAATGCCCGAAATGGAGGCTGTGTCTATATTTGATTTATATCCAGATCCTTTCGCTACGTCCATGGAAGATATGCGAGACATATTCAGAAGACATATTATATCCCGACAGGAGTTCGTAGACCTTAAAGATTTCCCAGGCTTCAATAAAGATATGATTGAGGAATGCCTTGAACATTACCCAGAAGGAAACCATGACGAAGAACAACATGAGAAAGACAGAAGAGACATAGCTAATGTTAATGATAGATCTACAGAAACAAACAAGTTTGAGCTTACAGAGTTCTGGGGTTCATTAAATGGTTATGACCTTGAAGAAGTAGGCATAGAGTTTGAAGGCGATGCTGATCTATCTCAAGAGTATAGTGCCAACGTGTGGACTGTAGCTGGCAAAGTAATTAAAGCACAACTCAATCCGCTTCCAGGCGGTGTTATACCTTACTTCATTTTCCCATATGAAAAGAACCCGCATGCGTTCTGGGGTACAGGAGTGCCTAGAATGATGCGTGATTCACAGACCACAATGAATGCTGCTACAAGAATATACCTAGACAACGTGGCTCTATCATCTGGTCCTATGGTTGAAGTTAATACTGATATTATGGCTTCAGGCGAAGATCCAACAGATCTATATCCTTGGAGAGTATTCTTGCGAGAGGGTGGGGATGGGAATCAGCCTATGGTTAGATTCTATCAACCACAGTCCAACTCGCCAGCACTGGTATCGGTAATTGAATTATTTAGAAGGTTCGCGGATGAAACCACCGCGTTACCATCATACACACACGGACAGACGCAGAGTTCGTTAAATAGAACTGCCACAGGTATATCTATATTAATGAGTAATGCAAACATTGTTCTTAAGTCCGTTATTAAAAACATTGACGACTATTTAACCAAACCAATGATTCGATCATTGTATGACTGGAACATGACTTGGAATGATAACGAGTTAGTTAAGTCAGACATGAGAGTTGTTGCAAAAGGATCTACTGCATTAATACAAAAAGAAGTACAGTCACAAAGACTACTACAGTTCTTATCACTAATTAATAATCCAATGGACGCTAATATGATTAAGAGAGATAAGCTCTTAACAGATATAGCTAAGTCATTAGATATTGATCCAGAAGAAGTAATTAAAAATGAAAAGGAGTTAATGGATGAGCAAGCACTACAACAAGCTATCCTTGCCAGCCAGCAAGGCGGTCAGGCAGATCAAGTCCCAAATGCCGAAGGAGTGGTCGGACCTGATGGAAGAAATGGAACGCCTCCGCCAAATGGAGAGGGACCAGTTGGAAATAACGGAGGACTACCGCTTTAGCCAAGGGCGTTGCGACATCCTAAAATTTATAGTATCTTTGGATACAATTGCCACGAAGGTAATAGAAGCGTTAGGATCCCGAAGGGACACACCTAACATATATAGTTAATTTTATCGACACACCCACGAGGACCGAGAAAATGGAAAGAGAAAAAACTAGAGGCGAGTTAATCGCTGAAAGGCTTGAAAACGAAGCTGATGAGATGATGAAGCAAGTTGCTGAATCTAAGACGGAATCTGAAGTTGAATCTAAAGGGTTAGCTACTCAAGAAGATGAAACCACAGACACCCCAGAAGAGATTGAAGAGGAACTAGTAGAAACTTCACCCGATGAATCTCAGGAGACTGAAGACGCATCTGATCAGGAAGAACACGAGGTTCAGGAAGAAGATGTTAAATCTGATAAGGGTTTACTATCTGCTGACCAATGGGAAGAAAGGTACAAGAATGCTCAGGCACGAATGACCAAGGCTACCCAGAGAGAGAAAGAACTTGAAGCCAAGATATCTGAAATGTCTAATAAGATAACAGCTATCGAAAGCATGAAGTCCGATACACGAATTGAAAGACAGAAAGAGGAAGTGAATGTTGACCTCGCTGAAATAGTCAAGGACTATCCAGAGATTGTTAAACCACTTCAGCAATACGTTGATGCTCGCATCGCGTCTGTTGATCAAAGAGTGAACCAGGCTACAGAAGAGGTCTTGAAAACTCAACGAGAGGAAGCGGATAAGAAGCATTACGGAGCTATTGCAGACGTGCATCCTGATTGGAAATCTACATCAGAGAGTGAGGACTTTGCTCTTTGGCTAGGAAGACAATCAAGAATGTGGCAGAGTGCAGCTAGTGAAGGTGATGCAGAGGATGTTATATCCCTCTTATCAAAATATAAAAAAGATTTAGGTCTGAATCCGAAAAGTGTTTCCAAGGCGGAATTAGTGGAGAAGGCGAAGCAGAATGTTGAACCAACTTTATCTAAGGCTAGGAAACAAAATACAGGTAGTAACAAAAGAATTTGGACTGCAAGTGAAATTGGCAAACTAAACGACAAACAGTTTAGAAAGCATGAGAAAGAAATTGATCAAGCCTATGCCGATGGTAGAGTGAAGCCCTAGTTAGTTTGTTGCTATTAAATTAATTTTTTTAAAAAGAGGTAATTATAATGGCATATTCAACATCTGGCGGAAGTTTTAGTTTCGCAAGTGGAGAAAATCATTTCATACCTGAAGTCTTCTCAAAGAAGTTACAAGCTAAGTTTTATGCTCAGACCATGTTGTCTGAAGTTACAACTAACGAGTACGAAGGAGAGATCTCAGGGTTAGGTAATAAAGTAAACATCAGAACAGTTCCTGCTGTATCAGTAGCTGACTATTCTGGCTCTATTTCATATAGTGATGTAACATCATCTACTATTGAATTAGATATCAACAAAGCTAAAAGCTATGCTTTTAAAGTTGACGATATCTTAAGAGAACAAGCAGATATCGACTTCATGAACGAAGCAGCTAATGACGCAGCTCAGAACATGAAAATCGCTATCGAGCAAGATGTATTCGCAAACGTAGCCGCTGGTTCGTCTTTAACAGACATCAACGGAACACCTGCTAACATTACATCTTCAACTGTTCTAGGGCATATTCTTGATGCTGGTCAACAGCTTGATGAAAACAACATTCCAGAAGATGGAAGATTCATGATCATCAACCCTGCTGTTGCAACAGTGTTAAAGCAATCAGAACTAAGACAAGCATACTTAACTGGTGATAATGTATCTCCATTAAGAAATGGCTTTATTGGTACAGTTGATAGATTCAATATGTATGTATCTAACAACTTAAGCACAACATCTGGAGTAACATCTGGTCTGTATGGGCATCCTAAAGCTGTTGCTTACGCTTCTCAAATGACTAACACTGAAACTGTAAGACTTGAGTCTTCATTCGGTGATGGCGTTAGAGGTTTGTCTGTATATGGATACAAAGTTATCCTACCTACAGCTATCGGCGAATTTAAGCTACAAACTGCTTAATACTGGCTATTGCTTAAAGGGAGTTTCGGCTCCCTTTTTTTTTAGAAAAAAATAGATAGAACACTTATATTTATGGTATCTTTATTATGGTTAATCAAAGAAGGAACTACACATGACAAAAGACGAACTATTAAAATTAGCTAAAGAAGAACACAATGTTACTTTAAATCCGAAAGAGAAACTTGCGGACTTAGAAGATAAAGTAGCAACATTAGAAGCAAATAAAGATGTTAAGGAAGTTAAGGCTCCAAAGAAAAAAGAGCCTGTGAGTAAAGATCCTATAGCGTCAAGAAGTGAGCACGGCAAAGTTGTTCTATGGAACCCAAGACACAGAGCAGAGTTCTGGCAGTTTGTTCATGACAAGAAGCATCTAACCGAAGAAGAAATAAAAACACTAGGACTATAAATGGCAACCGTTAAAGTAATAGATTTAATTGATAGAGCTGAGGAGATCTTACAGGATACTACCAACGTAAGATGGTCCCAACAAACTCTATTGAACTATTTAAACGATGCTCAAAGAGAGGTCGTTTTATTTAGACCAGACGCAAACCCAATTAATGAAACATTTACTCTAGCAGCAAACAGTGCAAAACAAACACTACCAAGTTCAGCACTAAGATTAATATCAATTTATAAGAATACGAATCCAACAACAAAACCAATTACTAATATTGAAAGAAGGGTGTTGGATGACCAAATAGAAGACTGGCATGGAACCACAGGAACTAATGTTGAGCACTATGCTTATGATCCATTAGACCCAAAAGTGTTTTATGTTTATCCTGGATCAGCAGCATCAGACGCAACAATAGATATTGTTTACAGCTCATCCCCAACAGATATAACGATAGCTAACTTCACATCAACAGCTACTACAATATCTTTGGACGATGTTTACGCCAACTCTATACTTGACTATATGTTATATAGGGCATATCAAAAAGATACTGAGTATGCTGGAGATATGAATAAGTCAGGTGTATATATGCAATTATTCCAGCAGTCTTTAGGAATTAAAAACCAAGTTGACGCAGGATCTACTCCTAAGCCGTCAACACCAGCACAATAGTGATTTATGGCAGTAGCAAAAAAGATAGAGTCTTTAGCACCTAGGGTAAAGAGAGAAGCCCCAAGCTGCCCTTCATTTATTGTTGTAGACGAACTAAGAAACGCAATAATAGATTTCTGTGTTAATACAGATATATATCTATCTGAGCTTACACTCTTTCAAACAGTTAATGGTATTAATGAATACGAGTCTGGAGATCTTGATATCCCCAACGGAGCAGAGTTAAATCATATTATAGATATCTTCTCGGAGTTCGGCGAATCAACCACGCAGGTATCAGAGAAAAGTTTAACAAGACTTACACCAAAACCCTTGATTGGATCACCATCTCTTTTTGATGCTTACGGAAAGGGAAGACCTAAATACTATAGTCAGAAGGATCAAGAGACTATTTTGTTTGCACCAACACCAGATAAGAACTATCAACTCTATGCACTCTATAGTCTTAAGCCTACAGCAACTGCGACCACGGTTCCAAGTATCATAATAAACGAATACCAAGAAGCAATTGTTCATGGTGCACTTTATAGATTGCAGATGATGAAGGACAGTCCTTGGTCTGATATTCAGGCGGCAGACCTCAATAAAAAAATGTATGATAAGGCAGAAGCAGTCGCGGTAAGAAAATCTAAATACGGCGGTGTTGGGGCACCACTGACTGTTAAGTATCAGGAGTTTGTATAATGGCTTATTCAGAAACAATTAAATTAGTTAAGGGAGACACTCTTCCAGAATTGACTATTACCCTAAGAGATAGCAATACGGCTGCATCGGGCAAGACCCTGGATCAAGAAGATCCATCAACCTTTGCACCTATAGATATTACAGGCGGAACTGTAAGGGTAAGAATTAGAAAGATAGGATCTACTACAATACTAAAAACAATAGTAGCAACGATAACAGCCGCATCGGACGGCAAGGTTAGTATGTTATTTCCAGCAGACACATTCGCTGACGCTGGATTTTTTGAGGCAGAGGTTGAGTACACGACATCTGGCGGAAACATACAAACTGTTAATGACTTAATAAAATTAAGTGTGAGAGATGATTTTGACTAATGGCTATAAAGTTACTAGTAGAATACTCTTCTCTACATCTTACAGCCACAAGACAGAAACTAGCCTCTCTATCATTATCTAGCGAGCCATCTGCCCTTTTACAATTTGTAGATTTAACCAGCTCACAAAGCTATGTAAGTCTTGACGCGGATCTTTTCTTAGACGCAGAAACTAAAAACCTTTACTTCTCTTCTCAGTATGACTCACCACAGGTGCAGGTTATATCCATGTCAGAGGACTCAGCATTTGATTTCGGCAAGGTTCTAGGAGACAGCCTTGCGTTTGATGACAGTCAGTTAGTTAAGAGTATTAATAAGTCCGTTGACGAAAGTATAAGTCTTACAGAGGACGTGGTTATAGTTAAGATATACTTCAGGGACTTTGCCGACAACTTCTCATTTGCCGATACACAGTCGTTACTGTCTGGTCTAGGCAAGCAGGATGTAACAACAATAACAGAGAGTCTTGTTTTAAATTCTTCATTATCGAAGTCGGATACCTTAACGGTGTCGGAGGAATCTGTCATAGCCACAGATATAAACAAGGGTGACTCAGTTGCTATCTCAGAATCGTTTGATAGGGTTGTTTCTTATATAAGAGCATTCACAGACGCAGTAACGCTGGACGATCTTGCTAGTGCACAGGACCCTTTACAAACAGATAATGTTTTAAACAAAGATAACTTTACTACAGTAACCGATGAGCTGGCTTATTCAATAGCCTTTCCAAAATCAGACTCCATATCTTTTACTGATGATCCTGAGATATCTTTTACAACAAGCAGGACAGATTCCCTTACTTTATCAGAAAGTCTTGCCCTTAACTTACAATCAATAGCTTCCGATAGCACTTCACTATCTGATGCAGAAGTGATATCTTTTGCAAAGAGTTTATCTGATTCATTAAGCATCACCGAATCTATTAATATTTCATTAATAACAGGTGCTCAAGGCTTAGTATTGAATGATGCTAGACTCAACACTAATGTATTAAATTAGGAGATTTAAATGTTAAATGATGGATTAAAACTTACAGGTAAGTTAAGCATTGCAATCAATAATGAGGTTGTGCAAGAAATACCAAACCTAGTGGTTACTGCTGGAAAAGGATACGTTGCTTCAAGAATGAAGGACGCTACTGCTACAGCTATGTCACACATGGCAATAGGTACTGGAACTACTGCGGCGGCTGCATCCGACACACAACTAGTAACTGAATCAGGAAGAGTGACCTTAACGTCAACAACTGTTTCAGCTAATGAGGTTGAATATGTTGCATCTTTTGGAGCAGGCACAGGAACAGGAGCTATAACAGAGGCAGGTATATTAAATGCTTCTTCTTCTGGAACTCTTCTTTGTAGAACAGTATTTTCTGTTGTAAACAAAGGTGCTGCTGACGCAATGACTATTACTTGGACTGTTACAGTAAGTTAATTTTAAGGAGTTATAAATATGGCTGTTAAGTTTACTAACAACGCCAGAACAACTCTTGCTGCTGACATATCAAATAGTGCAACCACAGCAACAGTTACTAGTGGTTCTGTATTCCCAGTATTAAATGCTGGAGAATATTTCTATTGCACATTTGATAATGGAACAAATAACGAAATTGTTAAGGTTACTGCAAGGAGTGGCAACACCCTTACCATAGTTCGTGGTGTAGATAACACGACAGCTAGAGCCTTCTCAACAGACGATGCTGCGGAGCTAAGAGCTACCGCTGGTCTTCTAACAGACATACAAGAAAACATTGCAGCTAAGTCTGCAAACCAAACAGTATATAACGCAACCACTGCATCAAGTGCAACAGACTATGACATAGGTATAGATCCTGGTCTTGAAAGCAACGCAATGGTATTTCTCAATGGTGTAATGCAACACCATGACACTTTTTCATTTAGTGGATCCACATTAACATTTGATACTGCTCCATCAAACGGACTGGCTTTAGAGGTTATTGTCGATAACTTAATTAACCTTCAGTCGTCTAACTTAACGGTAGACACATTTACCGCAGCGGACGTTGGCGGCAATCCACAGGTTGACTTTGTTCTATCAGATGCCCCTGCGGGAGAAACAAATCTGATTGTATTTGTGGATGGAGTATTCCAGGCTAACGACACTTACACGATTTCAAGCACAACACTAAGCATGACTGATGGGGTTACTGCTGACATGACTGTAACAGTTTATGTAATGAACCCAGTTAACATAGGTGCTCCTAGCGATAATACAGTCACTAGCTCCAAGCTATCTGGCAACATAACCATGCCTGCCGATCTTACGGTAACAGGTGACGTTGCATTCGATTCCCCAACATTTGTAGTAGACAACGCTAACTCAAGGGTGGGTATTGGTACAGCTTCT